CTATGCTCTTGGCATTGAGTACCTTACGGAGCATTGATGGGTTGTTAGCAGACTTGTGGGCAGCATCTACGTCACTTACTGCACCCATCCATCTTGACAAGTCCCCTGCCATGCTTTCGAAATCTCTACCTGCTGCAAATGCTCTCTTGATTCCGTTGAAAGCCGTGCTTGCTGTGGCAACTGCAGCAGATATAGTAACAGGGTCAAACATGTTACCCCACTACTGCGCTTTTAGCAGCTTTTTCTAAAACTTTTGTTATTAACATTTGTTATCTCTAATCTGCTATATAACACCCTGTTATAAAAATGTCAGAAGTATTGGTAGAAGTATCATGAATTGATGATACTTTCAAACTCTCATCACCTACGCTATCCCTTAATTGATCTACTTGTAAAAGGGTAGCACCAGACCCTACATTTGCAACTACACCAAAACAATCACTAGCTACATTTATTCTGTCACATCTTACCACAAGATGTTGACTAATATTTCCCGGGCTAGTTCTTGTTTTACTTGTAAAAGGTAACCCCCTTACAAAAATACTGTTACCAGAGGTCATCCCAGATGGATTTATATTAGCCATTGCAATACTTACAAGAACAAGATTACCTACTTTAATATAGTCTCCTAGTACAATTGAGATAGTAGCAGTATTACCACCACTCGTAGCATCTGCTAAAACAGGTGTAAATGTTCCCTCTTCATAATCCTCAAGTAACTCTGAGGACATAGTGCCACTACTGTCTGCAGTAGCTGCAAAACTTAACCCATGCCCATCAGCAAAAGCTATATTGCCATCAACAATAGTTCCACCATTAGTGATTAGTTTTGCTACGTCAGATGCTCTTGTCATTTAAGTTTCCTGTTTTGCTAGATGGTCAGCGTATGCTTTCTTAACTTCATCTGTGTGAAACTGTGCTATCATTGCTTTGACATCTGCACTCTCGTTTGTGATGTCGCTGTTAGGTGATACTACATGACGATGAAAAGAACGTGATAGTTCTACACCATCCTCTTTTATTACAGTTGCTGTTCGCACCTGGATATGTTTGAAGTCACCTACAACTTCTATCTTGTCTTGTATTGTTTCTTTAGTTATTGCCATTTTTTTTCTCCTTTTTGGTTAATGGACTGTCCACCTAAAGTAATTAGGTTGTAATGTATGTAATTTGACCATCAATTAAGTTTTTTACAGAACCATCTTGTAAATCACCTGCTTGTAATTGAGAGTTAGCTCCGTTTGCTGATGTTCTAAAAAATGGTCTAATTGCACTTCCAACAATTTGTAGTGTATCTGGCGTATCTCCTCCAAATAATCTACAATCACCAATAGACCCTGCACCTGCTCCATTTGATATAGCTTCTGCAAATGGCACACCTGTAATGGTAACGCCACCAGAGCCTGAAGAGTAACTATTGCTGTAAATCCTAAAATACAGAGTAACGACATTGCCAATTTTTGTGTAATGCCCTGCTGTGGCTGCGTCATAAGTAAATGACCCACCAGATGTTGAGTAAGCAGGTGTCCATAATCCCTCCTCATAGTCATCAAGTAACTCAGATGTCATACCACTTGCATCGCTTGTTGATGAAAAATCAACTTCTGTAATTCTACTTCGTGTCATTAACCATCCTCCAACTTCTTTATACGAGCTTCTAGTGCATCTGCACGAGCTATACTTTCCTGTAGTGCTTTTGTCAGTAGTGGCACAAGTTTGCTTTGGTCTATGCCTTGTGGGTCAATATTACCGTCTTTATCAACTGCGTCCTTTTCACCACTAATGGCTTCTGGCACTACACTTGATACCTCATGTGCAATAAAGCCATCTACTGTAGTATCTTTATCTGCTTTGAAATTAAATCTTGATGGTTTGAGTTCTTTAAGTCTTGTCGTAGCATCCCAATCTGTTACCACATTTTCTTTTAGTCTATAGTCTGAGGAAGTATTGAAGGAAGTTGCTGAACCATTTGTTTTAATAGACCCAACAATACCGTTTGGATTTATAAAAAGTTGATGACTAGTATTGTCACTTTGACCAGTTTCAGTTACCATTCCTTTCACAGAGCTATCAACTTGCACACCTATATGAGTATCTGCCGAAACATCTGCAGTTCTGCCTACTAATAATGTGCCACTACTATCAATTCTCATTGCTTCTGATGGACTAGCTCCTATATAAAAAGCAATGTTACCATCGTCTTGCCTTGACACTATACTTGTTTGCTCGTTAAATTGTCCAAAGTGACCAGTCTTAGAGCCTCCTGAATCTCTAACATAAACAGCAGCCCCTGATGAACTAGATACATCTAAGGCAATACCAAAACCTGCTGTGTCTGTTGGAGCATTTGTGCCAACACCCAATCCAGTAGATGCAATATGTACTTTGTCAGACCCACCTACTTTAATATCTACTCGGTCATCAGTGTCAGAAGTAATGGACGTATCCCCATCAACATCAAGAATAA